AAGGTGGTCGCATCGAAGGTCTTACAAACTTGATTACCTTTGTTGACCAAATGATCGACTCTGGCGCAACTACAGCGCAGATGGTTCGACCACGCGACAAAGGTGCTGTGGCAGAACACCAGACTAACGAGGCAATCCAAAGAGGCATCGAAGCAAACAGAGCAGCCGCTAATAAGCTCATTGACCGCGTAAATGCTGACCTTGACCTAGATCCCGTGACAAGAGGAATTATCTTGTCGAAACTGGAAATCTACCGTGACGATGATCTGGGTCTTGATCCAGTTAACCGTGCAACACAAGAACTTCAAGATGCCATCGATACTATCAATAACAACGGTGGCAACGCTGAGAAGGCTCAGTTCTACCTTGGTCAGTATATCGACAGGGTAAAGCAGCAGCAGGACGCTAGGAAGCGCACACAGCAGGAACAAGGCCCGACAGGTGGTCAGCAAGGCCCACAAGGTCCACAAGGTAATCAGGGACCACAAGGTCCACAAGGTGATCAAGGTCCACAAGGTCCACAAGGTGATCAAGGTCCACAAGGTGATCAGGGACCACAAGGTCCACAAGGTAATCAGGGACCACAAGGTGATCAGGGACCACAGAGTGAGCAAGGCCCACAAGATGATCAGGGACCACAGAGTGAGCAAGGCCCACAAGATGATCAGGGCCAAGAACAGGGACCACCTCAGCCAGAGCAACCTCCTCAGCCGGAGCCTGATCAGCCCACTGGAAATGCAATCAAGCCTTCTGTTACCTCAGAAACTATTGTTATCCGGAACAAACTAGATGCAGCAAAACAACTACGCCAGCAGTTAAAAGAAGCAGCGGCAGATAAGCGTTATTATAACAAAAACAGCAGTCAGTATAGCGGTCGGACTGCGAAAGACTTTGGAGCAGTGTCCTTTCCGAAAGGATGGACTAACGAGAGCGCATCTATTGTTCTCGCTTTAAAGAATGAGATCGACCAGATTGCTGATCGTTTTAATGTCCCAAGAATAAGAGGTATCAAACACGGTTCTGGACGCTATGGCGCGAACATGGGTGACGGTGTTATGCAGCTTAACGTAGATACTTTTAATCGTTATGCACAGGGGTTAGGACCAAAAGCACTGTCTGGAGTTGAACTAGAAACCCGTGTTTCTGAGTTATTAGCCACAATTGACAGAGTACAAAAAGAAATAAAGGTTCTTCGTGAGCGTAAGCATACTCTTGAGTATGGTTCGGAAGAGCGTAGAGCAGTTATTACTGAGATAAATGAACTCAACGCTATAGGCAGGGAAGCTGTTAAAGAAGCTCAAGGTTTGACAAACCGTAATCTGAATAAGTCTAACTGGAAACTTGGCGATCCTTTAAAAGATAGACCCAATCTGATGGATGAGTATGTGGACACAGGTTTGGAGCAAGCGCGAAATACGCTGTTTCATGAGATGGGACACCATATCCACGCATACTATGACAACAGGTATGTAGAAGGTTACGGGGGCCGTGAAAATAGATCCAATTACACCCGTCCTATTGAAAGCTGGCTGCGTAGCCACAAGGCAGAAATAGTGTCGTCTAAGAAGGATATTTTAGAATACACAGGTGAAGCTAATCTTCGTCAGCATAGCCTTTACGCGCAAGAAAATCAGAAGGAATGGTTCTGCGAAAACTTCTCTGCCTACTTCACAGGTATGGTGGATAGGGTTGATCCTGTGTTTGTTAAACTGATAGAATCTATCCTTCAAAATGGGAGGGTTCCAGAATGAGTGAAACCAAAGAAACCATCCTATCTATCTTAATTGACAAAGGTGAAAACCTTACTGACGGCGATTTAAAAAAGATAGACAGTTTGCTCGAAGAATTAGAGTCCAACGGCGATTTAGACTTCATGGAGTTGGACAGTTTAAAATACTACGTTGACCGTGTGGTGGGTCAGATAAGTATTGAACCAAACACTAAGTTGTCTGCTGATGGGCGCACCTAAGAACCCACGCCTAAAATCGCCCTCTACAGTAGGCCAAGGTTCACATCCCCAGAGGGCACCCAAGAAAAACTATTTCTCGACTCTTATGGAAACACCAGAGGGTCGAGCTTTGCGTAAACAATGGTCAACCAAGAAGCGTAAGAACGCTGGTCGGCCTAAAGGTACGCCTGATGGTCTTCGGAAAGAGCAAGCCGACACCATGCGTAAGGAAATCAAAAAGGAAGCAGAAAAGGTAGTAGAAATCATGTCCCAGAAGTTTGGCGTAGAAGACGAATACGCAAAAGAGGCTCTAGGCACTGCTGTAGAAGTCATGAGGATGCAAGGCGAGACCCGTGAACGCCTCTCAGCCGCTAGGTTGATCCTAGACTTCACAAAGCAGAAGCCAGCCTCAAAGTCAGAAGTTGCAGTAGCTAAAGCTGAAGACTTCTTAGCATCCCTTCTTGTAGAAGATGCAGATGGACCCGAAGCTAAAAGCGGTTCGTAAACGTCTACTAACTGAGTTTCCTTTTTATGCACGTTCTGCGCTAAAGATCAGAACAAAAGCTGGTGAGATTGCTCCCTTAAAACTTAACCCAGCACAACAAATCCTCGACAAAGCTGTTCAACAGCAACTCCAAGATGAAGGCAAGATAAGGATCATCATCCTTAAAGCTAGGCAGCAGGGTCTTAGTACCTACACGGGCGGCTACCTATACTATGCCGTGTCTCAGCAGAAAGCCCGTAAAGCTATGGTGATTACTCACCACGCCGACAGTACAAGGGCTTTGTTTGACCTAACGAAGCGATACCACGAACACTGTCCCGACATACTGAAACCCCACACCAAATACAGTAGTAGAAGGGAATTATCCTTTGATGTACTTGATTCCAGTTATGTCGTTGCAACGGCTGGCGGTGACTCCGTCGGTCGAGGTGAAACACTTACGCATGTCCATGCCTCTGAGCTTGCTTTCTGGCCTAAATCAACTGCTGCTGACATCTGGAATGGTCTCACTCAAGCTGTACCGAATACTACTGGCACGGCTATCTTTATCGAAAGCACGGCGAATGGTGTAACAGGCACCTATCATGATCTTTGGAAAGGTGCTGTAGAGGGCACCAATGGATACATACCAGTGTTCATTCCTTGGTATGTAGACCCAACCTACATTGAGGATGTTCCAGAGAACTTCGAGCGCACCCCAGAGGAGCAGGAACTAGCTGACAGTTATGATCTGACTGATAAACAGCTTATGTTCCGCAGACGCAAGGTGGCTCAGAACGGGCTAGACCTTTTCAAGCAAGAGTATCCCTCTGAACCAGAGGAAGCGTTCTTGACTACTGGTCGGCCCGTTTTCAATCCAGAACAACTACAGAAACGCCTATCAGAGACCCGTGATGTTGAGGACAGGCTTGCCCTTGAGGGCGGTGAGTTCCTTGAGAACATACGCGGTGAACTGACGACTTACATGAAACATGATGCTGGAGGACAATATGTCATTGGGGCAGATGTTGCTATGGGAGTCAGAAATGGCGACTGGTCGGTGGCGCAAGTCCTCGACTCTAAGAAGCGACAGGTTGCCACTTGGCGAGGTCAAGTGCATCCAGACTACTTCGCTGAGGTCTTATACGCTCTTGGTGAATACTATAACGAAGCGTTCATCATCGTGGAGAACAATTCCCACGGTATCCTGACATGCACCCGTCTTGGCAAAGACATGGCCTACAGTAACTTCTATACGGAAGTTCAAGTAGACAAGATCACTGATCGTGAAACCGTCAAGCTGGGTTTCTCTACAACATCTAAAACAAAGCCGCTGATTATAGATCAGCTTCGAGCCTCTCTAAGAGAGGACGAGTTAGAGCTTAACGACAAAACAACTATCCGCGAGATGATGACTTACATCGTTACCGAAAGTGGTTCGATGGAAGCTGAACCGTCCTGCTTTGATGACTGTGTGATGAGCCTTGCACTGGCAAATCATGTTCATGAGGGAGCGTGGGAACCTGTGGAGACACCCAATGAACTTTACTTGGAAATGGTCTAAGATATGGCAAAAGTAGAAGAATACGAGAAGCTAGAAGACGATGACATTCTAGTGATGGTTGACAATAACATCCGTCAATCCATCGGCTATTATGACAGCGACCTAGCAAGAGAGCGTAAGAAAGTAGCTGACTACTACAACGCTACCCTACCGCGCCCAGCCCACGACGGTAACAGCCGCTACGTTTCACAGGATGTTTATGACAGTGTGGAGTCCATGAAGGCTGCGCTGCTTGAGACTTTCTCTAGCGGTAACAAGATCGTCAAGTTTGCTCCACAAGGACCAGAGGATGTCCAGCTTGCGTCTGTGTGTAGTGCATACACAGATTATGTACTGTTCAGGCAGAATGACGGCTTCGGTCTGTTTCGATCAGTTATCCACGATGGCTTGGTAGCTAGAGTGGGTACAGCCAAAGTGTTTTGGCAGGAGATGTTCGAGGAAGACCTCAAAGAGTTTACGGGTCTGACCCAAGACGAATTAGACATGGTTCTGTCAGACGAGGACGTTGATCTAGTTGAAAGCGACACAGACGAACAGGGTCTCCTGAGTGGTATTATCTCGACCAAGGTGGACACAAGCAAGTGCTGTGTAGAGTCTATCCCACCAGAAGAGCTATTGATTGAGTCACAGGCAGTTAGCTTAGATTCAGTAAACTTCGTTGCTCACAGAACACGCAAGACACTCTCAGAGTTACGAGAGATGGGTTTCAGCGAAGCGAAGCTAGATAAGATTGGTGATGCACATGAGGATGTCGAGCTAGAGACTGATCCAGAGATCCTTGCTCGCCACGATCATATAGGTGCTGACAGAGGACATAACAGCCACGGCTACCAAGACCAAGTGCGTAACATCATGGTCTATGAAGCCTACATCTACCTTGATATCGAAGCCACAGGAGTAGCCAAGCTGCACCGCGTTCTCAAAGCGGGTAACGTGCTGCTAGATGTCGAGCAAGTAAACCGCATCCCGTTTGTGTGCTTTGCTCCCTTGCCTATTCCACACGCTTTCTACGGCAGTAACTTTGCTGAGAAGCTGGTAGCCACACAAAACGCCCGTACAGTCCTCACACGGTCTATCCTTGACCACGCAATGATTACCAACAACCCACGATACATGGTGGTCAAAGGTGGTCTGACTAACCCGCGTGAGCTTATCGATAACCGTGTAGGCGGCTTGGTCAATGTATCGCGTCCTGATGCTATCAGCCCAATGCCTCAAGCCAGCTTGAACCCGTTTGTATTCCAGACGCTACAGCTTCTTGATGAAGACAAAGAGGATAACACAGGCGTCAGTAGATTGAGCCAAGGTCTCAATAAAGATGCGCTGTCAAAGCAAAACAGTGCAGCGATGGTCGAGCAGCTTGCGACGATGAGCCAGCAGCGGCAGAAGATCATTGCAAGGAACTTTGCTAATCAGTTTGTGAAGCCTCTCTTCCACATGATCTACCAAATCTGTGTAGAGAACGAAAACCAGCAGAAGATCATCGATCTCTCTGGTGAGTATGTGATGGTCGATCCGTCAGTATGGGAGAGCAAACGTGACGTAATGGTGCAACTGCACCTTGGTTATGGTGAGCAGGAAGCAGAGAGCCAGAAACACATGGCTATGCACCAGCTATTTAGCCAAGACCCGTCACTAGCCCCAATGTACCAGCCCCAGAACGCCTACGCACTTATCAAAGATGCAATGGAACAGGCTGGAATCTTGAATGTCAGTGACTACCTGACACCGCCAGATCAACTACCACAACCACAGCCTGATCCTGCACAGCAGATGCAGATGGAGATGGCACAGAAGCAGATGGAGCTTCAAGAGCGTCAGACCGCTGTTGCTGAGGCAAAAGCACAGGTCGATGCACAGGTAGCTCAGATGAAGATGCAGCTTGAGCAAATGAAAGCTGAAGCGCAACACGCTCTACAGAGCGACAACCAAGACCTCAAAGAGCAGCAATTCAAGTTCAAGCAGTTCATCGACTCAAGTGAACTGGAGATCCTCAAGACTGCTGATGATCTGAGAGGAATAGCATCCCCAACGGGATAAGGAGAGCAAAGTGCAGACCAATGAAGAAGAGCAAATGATCAAGCGCGGTGATAACGCCGAAGTGCTGCTAGGCACAGATGCGTTCACCGACACGATCAACACAATGGTTGAGTCTACTTTCCAAGCCTTCTGCAACACAAAGCCAGATGAAACGGAAACTAGAGAGCGTACCTACAGCCATTACCGAGCTTTGGTAGATATCGTTTCGACCTTGCAGCAGCAAGTATCAGTAAGGAACGAAATCAACGCCAAGAATGAACGTGACAACAACGAAGAGGTTGAATAGCACCATGTCAAACGTGCAAGAAGTCAACACCTTGAACGAGGGTATGCCCCTCGACCCCGAAGACGCCATCCTTGCAAAGTGGGAGGACGCTGAAAAGCTATCCGAAGACGAAGCAGAGGCAACTCAGGATAATCCAGAAGAAGTAGAGACAGAGGATGATCATGAGCAAGAGATAGTCGAAACAGAAGATCTTGATGAGGAAGAAACAGACCCTGATGATGATGAAACTGAAGACGATGCTGACACTGATGCAGACGAAGATGACGAAGTGGAAACAGAAGCCACAGAGATATCTGACGATGCTGAAGTGGAGGTCACTGTCGATGGTGAATCAAAGATGGTATCTGTGGCGAACCTTAAAAGATTGGCTGGTCAAGAAGCTAGTCTCACACAGAAGTCTCAGCTTGTCGCTTCCCAGCGAAAAGAAGCTGAGGCAGCTATCGAAAAGAACCACCTTGTATTCCAAAAGATGCTGGAGAAAGCGCAAGAACGCTTTAAGCCATATAGCGAAGTGGACATGCTCGTTGCCAGCAAAACTATGGAAACAGAGGACTTTGCCCAACTAAGGAAAGAAGCTCAAGACGCCTACAATGACTTGAAGTTCCTCAACGAAGAAGCAGATGCCTTTTACAAGGAAGTCAAAGAGAACACAGATCGCGCACAGCAGGACGCTGCAAAAGAGTGCGTAAAGGTTCTTCAAACAGAATTACCTGATTGGAGCAACAAGCTCTATGACGATATTCGGGCTTATGCAGTGCAACAAGGATTACCTAAAGACCAAGTTGATCAGTATGTGGACCCCAACGTGATCGTGTTGATCAATAAGGCCAGACTGTATGACGAGGGTAAGAAGGTAGCTCTAGTTAAGAAAAAGACTGCAACAAAGAATAAGGTTCTTAGATCCAAGAAATCTCCAGACCAGAAGTCATCAGCTAAAGCTAATGCAGAAAGAGCAAGGCAGAAGATGGTCGCTAATGGTGGAAGAGACTTGGATGATATTGCTGCCGCTATTCTTGGTAACTGGGAGACATAATCCAAAACACATTGCTAAAAAGAAGGGAAAACCCCAAAGATGGCAATCTATAAGACCTATGAACAGATCGGCCTTGCCGAAGATGTTTCAAACATTATCAGTGACATAACGCCCACTGATACCCCCATGTACAGCATGATCAAGACCGAAAAGGTCCATGCTCGTCAGTATCAATACATGACTGATACGCTTGCAGCCGCAGCCTCAAACGCACAGCTTGAGGGCTTCACTGCATCAGCAGGCACAGCTATCCCAACGGTAATGATCAACGGGAACACACAGATCCTCCAGAAGACATTTCAGGTTTCAGCCACAGCTGATGCTGTAAAGGCTTACGGGAGGGCTAAGGAGACTGCGTATCAACTGTCTAAGGCATTGAAAGAAATCAAAAAAGACGTAGAACACGCCTTTGTTGGTGCTTCAAATGCAACAGTAGCTGGTAACGCAACCACAGCCCGTGAGATGGCTTCTGCTGATCAACTGATCGATTCATCAGTTTCAACAGATGCAGGATCGAACTCAACAGACGCACTTACAGAAGCAAAGCTGCTTGTAAACATGCAAGCTGTCTATGAAGCTGGCGGTGAGCCATCAATTCTCATGGTAAAGCCAGCAGACTCCCTGATCATTGCAGGGTTTACTGGTGCTTCTGGACGTACCCGTGACTTCAACGATGGTACTACCACGCTGACTAACGTGGTCAATCTGTATGTGTCACCTTTTGGTGAGTACAAGGTGGTCCTTAACCGCCACCAGATGTCCACACATGCGTTCCTTTTGGACCCATCAATGTGGCGTACCGCCGTCTTGCGTCCTTTCGCACGGACACTCCTTGCTAAAACAGGCGACTCCGACACCCACATGGTTGTTGGTGAAATGGGCCTGATGCACAAGAACCCGAAAGGCTCAGGTCAGATCACTGGCCTTAGCTAAGTCGGACTGAGTTGGCGTGAGGGGATAACGGGGGCTTTTGCTCTCCTTACCCCCGCCCCTCACCCACTTCCTCAAGGAGATACAAGTGAATAAGAAAATAGACCTAGTTGGAGTCAACAATGACTTCAGCGAAGAGGCTGACAGTCTCGTTAGAACGGACAGCCAGCACATCAGCCAATCCTTCCTAGATGATCTCAAAGATAAACGGAACGAAAGCACCAACCAAGTGGAAGGTGAGTTTCAGCATGTAGCAAGCATACCAGTAATCTTTGTCGAGAAATGGAAGAAGGAAGGCTTCGACATCATGGACGGCTCTATTCCCTTAAAAGAGATCGTGAAGAAGCTGAAGGCTGAAAACCTAGATGGATTCATGGCAACAGAAAAGAGTGTTTGATGGGTTATTCAGGTCCAAAGAAGTTTAGCAAGAAAGTTGGCAACAAGACCGTCAGATACGGTGCAAAAGGCTACAAAGTCAAAGCCGGAACCAATGCTGGTGACAACTATTGCACCCGTTCCAACGGACAAATGAAGAAACACCCAAAAGCAGCCAAAGACCCTAACTCACCGCTGAGGCTTTCACGCAAGAAGTGGAAATGCGTCGGCAACAAAAGCAAAAGGAGCAAAGCATGACACCGTGCAAAACATGCCCTCACAAAATGAAATGTAGGAAGGCAGGAAAGTGCCTTGGCAAGCATAAGAAACCAACCAGAAGGGGCTACTGATCATGGCTAGACGAGGCTTATATGCCAACATCCACGCGAAGAAGAAACGGATCGCGGCTGGTTCGGGTGAGAAGATGCGGCGGGTTGGAACCAAAGGTGCGCCCACGGCTGCTAACTTTCGCAAGGCAGCAAAGACAGCGAAAAAGAAAAAGACAGGGGCTTAGTCAATGAACTACGGCGATATCAAAAGTCATTTCGCTGACCTCCTCAACAGGTCAGACCTCACCGCAACCCTAACAACACGGTTTATCGACCAAGGTATCGCCCGTATCCAAAGACAGCTTCGTGTTCCAGCTAATGAGAAGTTGCAGACCTACACTATTACTAGCAGGACTGCATCACTAACTTTACCAACCGACTTCCTAGAGATCGTAAGTCTCTACCATACGACCAACGAACTTGAGCGTGTGTCGATGCGGCGGTTCAGAGAGCTTAGTGGTAGCACTTATGCGGGTGTTCCAATGTTCTTTGCAAGACAGCAGGAGAAGCTGTTTTTATACCCAGAACCTACAGATGGTAACTTGGTTCTTTATTACTACGGTGAGTTTGACGCGATGTCAGCCGATAGTGACGAGAACATACTAGCCAAAGTAGCTCCTGATCTCATCATCTACGGCGCATTAACCTATGCCGCCGATTATTACCTAGACACAAGAACAGAACTGTTCGAGCAGAAGTTCAATCAGTTTATGGCTGAGATCCAAGAACAAGCAAACGATCAAGAGTTGCAAGGCGGGACACAAGCAATCCTTCCAGCATACAGATATCAGGAGGGGGTTTATGAGTAAATCAGGCTTCTTTAACAATAGTGGCACAAGCTCAACTGTAGAGAACACAATTCAAGGCTCCGTGGACGCAGCCGCCGCATCAGCCGCAGCAGCGGCGTCTTCAGAAACAGACGCACAAACTGCACAGGCTGCATCCGAAGCTGCCCGTGACGCCTCACAGACTGCTCAAACAGCCAGTGAGACAGCCAAGACTGCATCTGAAGCTGCGAGAGATGCAGCCCAAGTAAGCCAGAACGCAGCGGCAACATCAGCCGCAGCCGCATTAGTAAGTCAGAACGCAGCGGCATCCA